CCTTGGCCTGCAATAGCCCGCTGGAGGCCATTGGCGGCTGTGCCCGCTGGGGTAGTGGCAAGACTGCACCTTGGCCGTCTGTAACGTCTGGATTGACCTCAAGGTACGGCCAGTTGTTTGTGTTGGCAGTTTTCCATTTGTCCTCGTAGCCCTCGAACTGGCCACCGTAGCCAATGAACGGAGCCTTGGGAGCCAGAGCCAGCATTTCGGCTTCCTGAGACACCCAGTAGTTGTACATGCGCTGGGCATCTTTGGCGTTTCGCACTAAGCCAGAGATGTAAATACGGCCATCAACCTCGAACTCGTTGCCAATCACACGGATTACGGGAATCCATTTGCCAGCCCACTCTTTTTGTTCAAGGATTTCATAGCCGTTGATCTTGCAATACATCACCCGTGGGCGCTCAGATATGCGGCTTTTGATTGGCTTGCCAAACATGTCCTTGAGCATCTTGTCTTCAGGCGTGCCTTCAAAGGCCGACTGGTTGCCAGGGTACAAATTCAGCTTGGTTTTGTCGTAGTCAATGTAGTAATAACTAGCGATACGCACTGTGTCTTCATTGAGCCAGTTGCTGATTGACTGGTCACCTACACCAAGAGACTGAAGCGTAGAAATAGGCGCAGCATCGGGATACTGGCGCTCATATTCTGCTTTGGTCAGGTCTTCGGTAATAAAGCAATACTTAGCATCCGCGCCAGTGGGGTCTTGGATCAGCGGATCCATGTAGACCGAGAAGCTGTTGCGAATACGGCCAATCTTGATGTCCTGATCGAATGTGTTTTCGTCACAGTATTCGGTCATCAGGGTAATGTAGCCTTCGCCGTAAGACACCTGATTCTCGCAAGCCGTGTCGTATGCCACGTCAGCGTCAGAGATGTACTCAATGTGGCGAATCATGCCGTTGAAAATCTCGGCCACTTCAACGTCAGCGTTGTCATCGACTGGGATGACCTTGGCGCCTGGGCGGTTCTGGCGCATGTCATTCGTCACTTGACGAACGTGTTGCGGCAGTTTGTTGATTGTCAGCGTTGGGCGTGCGTTGATCGTCTGACCTTGCACCGCACCACGGGTGGCCAGTACGTCAGCAGGCCACTGCCAGTGGTTGTCGGGTGATCCGGCATAAAAGCGCAGATCGTCAATCTCATCCTCACGGCTCTCGGCCAGTGCAGAGACTGCCATGTCCAACCGAGCGCGGGCGGTTGTCAGAATGTCTGAGTCAGACTTTGGTGGTTTGCCGCCAGCGGCTACATTAGCCGCCGCGACCATTCCGGTTGGATCAGCCATTATTTTTTCTTCTTTTCTGCAACACTTCTTTTGACTGAGTACGCGATAGCCACAGCTTGCTTGACAGGCTTGCCAGCTTTAACTTCAGCTTTGACGTTCTTGCGGAAGGCTTCGGGTGATTTTGATTTAACCAGTGGCATGATTATTTCTTCTTTGCAGTTTTGGCAGATTCTTTAAACGCTTTGGCCGTTGGCGCGCCCTTGTCGCCTGGCTGGCGCATTTTTTCTTTAGAACCAGCGGCTATGCGCTCACGTTTTGCATGGATATTGGCATATAAGCCGGGTTTGGTAGCCATATCAACACTTCCATCGTTTAAGAGCTGCTTTAGCGCGTTCGCCATCCTTGGCGTTGGCCGCTACTGCGCCCATTCTTGCACAAAATGAATCCTTGCGCCCCTGATCTGCCTTCGTCTTGGGGTTAGGCGCTGGCGCCTTCAAGTTAGAACCCGTTGCGGCATTGTACTTAGCGCGGCCCTTCTCGGTCAAGCCAGCACCTTTGCTGACCGGCAACTTCTCACCGCGACCAACGCTTAAGGACACACTCTTTTTAGCCATTACGATCCCATCCAAGAAGTTGCAACCACGCCTCTGCCATTGTACGTGCGACGCTGCGTGGATTCACGCGCCTCACGGTGGGCTACTGGGAAGGCAAACGTGACGCATATAGCGTCAGCCGCGTCAGGCGAGGCCAATCCGCGTGCCTTCATGTCCTTTTTCGACTCCAAAAAGATAGTCCCTTTGGAGTCGGGCTTCATCATAGGCGAAATTAAATCAGTTTTAAGAAACCTGTCAAGCGGGATTGAAGCAGTTTTCAGCCAATCCTTCATTTTGCCCCACATTTCGGCCCTTTTATTGCCATACATGACCGGATTTGATGATTTATTGCCAAAGTTGACACCTTTGATTTTGTACCTTTGCTCTTTCAAACGGTCAACAATACCAGCCCCAAGGCCGCCTTCGTCGATCACAACCAGTGCGGGCTTGTATTCCTCAATCGCCTCAATGACATGGCCAACCACGGTCATGGTGTCGTCGCCCCTGTGGCGCTGAATAGCAATAATGTCCCGCCCTTGCCTGATAGCGATGACTGTTGCATCCGCGCCAAAGCGGGCAGGGTCTACACCGATCACAATCGGTGCTGATTGATCTTGGTACTTAGGCCGCTTCATAGCTTCGTCAACCAGACTGGCCGAGATGAACTGATCGTCGCCCTCGGATGGGAACTGACCGTACACCTCAACGTGCGCCTGACTAGAGTCAGCGCCGTATTCGTCGATGATCTGCTGGTAGACCTGCTTGTCCGTCCCTTCGACCGTGCGGGCGTCTACTACCTTGGTTGTCCAGAACTCCCGTTTGCTGTTAAATGCTTCGTAGAAGTACCCAGTGTTGCGCCGTGGGTTAGAGAACGCCATCCAGAAACGGTTAGGCGTGTTCTCTGTAAAGAAACCACTCGTCACTGCCCAGATGCTGTCGTCAATACCAGACGCCTCGTCGAACACGACTAGCACACCGTCGAAGTTGTGAACACCCGCGTAAGCGTCGGGATTCTCCGCTGACCAGAGCCTGCCCTCAACGCCCCAGTAGCGTGTGCCCTTCTTAAGATCACGCTCGACCAACTCCGTGAGCCACTTGGCTGGCATCAGCCGTGTGGCTGACACCTCAAACCAATGGCTGTTAAGCGCCATTGCTAGCCACTTGGTAATCTCGGCCCATGTGACACTTCGCAACTGTGACTCACTGTTAGCCGAAATGATGGTTGTTGAGCCGATGCGGGTTGAGAGCATCCAGATTGTGATCCAACTGACTAACGCCGACTTACCAATACCACGGCCAGAACTGACCGCATGGCGTAGGGTGTTGAAGTCTAGTTGGCCTTTGTTCTGGGTGATGTGGTCGGCAATATGAGTGAGGACTTCACGTTGCCATTTGCGTGGGCCTTTGAAATGCTCCAGCGGTGTGCCAGGCTGACCCCAAGGAAACGCAAACATCACAAACGCCAAAGGGTTGTCCTTGATCGCTGGCGCCCATAATCTGGCCATCAACTCTTGTTCGTCTTCAGCGCTGTATATGGTCGATTGCATTTATTTGGGTCTCTAGTACTTGTGCATCGCTCACATCAATAACTTCCAACGCACGCTTCTGTGCTTCAGCCAGCGCGCCAGTGATTGAGATGCGCTGATCCACTTCGACAGATATGGCCTGCTTAGCCACCCAGCCGTGTTGATGTTTGAGGATTTCTAACGCCGCCTTAGCGTCGCCATTGAGGGCGGCTTGGTGGAGAGTGCGGGACAACTCGATCTCACCATCAGCTTTGCCCTTTTGCGCGGCAAGTTCCACCACGGGGTCAAGTTGCGTGAGTTGTCTGTATTCAATAGGCAGCATGCCTGCGGCTAACGCCAGTGCGTCGCCTTTGAGGCCCAGCTTGGCCGCGTCATATACCGCCTTCAAGCGCGACTCTGTCGCTTCGACCTTGCGCGGTGTAAATGGAATCGAATGGAACATGTGTTCTCCATGCTTTTTGCACGTGGTGCGAGTTTACAACAAAAAATAAAAAATTGTTCGTGAACGCTACGTTTTTGCTGGCCCTTTGCGCTCGGCCCTACCCCCTCCCCCTTGGCCAAAAATGCCCTTGCTGCCAGTAGGGTTTTAGCTGCGAGTCATTGTGGGTCATGACTTTTGCATGCGTCATGGTGTCGCGTGGCTTGCATGGCCCGCATAGTTTGTGGGTCATTGTGGGTCATTGTGGGTCATGACTCACGTTGACCCACAGTCATGACACGCGGAAAAGGCGCGAACTTTGTGCGCGCGGTTTGTGGGTCATGTGAGTCATTGTGAAGGCACTTTTCAATCGCGGCGGCTCCACGGCGTATTGCGACTTAACATAACACAGACATATTTTTATAGATGAAGATATTGATAACTCACATTAACACACAATAGGCTTTTATCTATATGCCACAAGGCTTTAACCGTAGGTCATTGAAGCACGTTTACGCCACACACACGCGCACACAACCACACACAAATTATGCAACTTTTGCATAACCACAAATATTTGCAAAAAGGTGTTGACAATGCAAAGAATTCTTTTACAATACATTCACCGCGCGACAAAACGCCGGTAAACACTCAACTACAGTAAAGGCAAGCATATGAACTGGTACACACTCACTTTTTGGTCTGCCCAAAACCAATGGGTTATCTGGAACAACGGCGCGATTGTGGAGCGCTTCCGCGCTAAGAAATTGTCAACGGCGCAAGCGCGTCTCGCTAAATATGTGGAGCAAACAGTATGAACAAACTGTATGACATTCTCACCGCCGTAGTTATCGGCTTACTTTTAACCGTGGGCGCATTGGCCTACTTTGACATTCTTTGGGGTTAAATCATGACCGATCTTTTTGAAAATTTCCAAGGCGCGGACATTGACCGCCTGACCGACTGTTTGCAAGCCATCCGCAAGGCGGGCTTGAAAGTTGACCGACACACTATGGCGGGTGTCAATCAAAACTCAGGCAATGTCTGGGTGTGGTCTGAGGATTGGGCGGGGGCTGTGGCTTGCTCTATTGGCTTTGATGTGTTCTGGGTGTACTCATGCCCTGAATGTGGCGAGGAGTGGGAGTTTAAAGAGTACGCCATGATGGAGCAATACGCTTCACAGTTTGATGGTCAATGTGGGCAATGTGAGGAGGTGACAGCGTGCGAGTCTTAATTGCTTGCGAGTATTCCGGCACGGTCAGGGATGCTTTTATCAGGGCGGGGCATTACGCCGCGTCATGCGACATTTTGCCTAGTGAGTCGCCGCTGGGCGATCACTACCAATGCAACGTCATGGACATAATAGATCATGGCTGGGATTTAATGATTGCACACCCGCCATGTACTTACATGTCAAACGCGGGCGCGTGCCGGATGTACCCTCAAAAGGGGGTTGTTGACCCTGAGAGGCTTGCAAAAGCAATGGAGGCCAAAGAATTCTTTATGGCCTTACTTGACGCGCCCATTCCGCGCATTTGCGTAGAAAACCCAAAGCCGCTAAACATTGTGGGCTTGCCTACTGAGACGCAAACAATTCAGCCGTGGATGTTTGGTGAGCCGTACACCAAGAAAACTCTGCTATGGCTTAAGGGTTTACCGCCGCTTGTGCCGTCTGACATTGTGACTGAGGGCATTGTGCCTTTTTGTCCATCGGGGACAAGCCGCAAATTAGGCGGCAAAACGCTGGGCGCAGCAAAAAGGGGCGATGACGCAAAAAACCGAAGTAAATTTTTTAAAGGCATGGCAAACGCTATGGCAAACCAATGGAGCAACTTATGAAACCTCACGAAATAATCCACAAAGAGACTGGGCAGGTTGTTGGCACTTATGCCACTTATGAGGCCGCTTACGCCGCTTATGAAAAGCTGGGCACAGGCAACGATGGCATGACTGACCACGCCATTGGCCCCGTTATGGTTTATGACGAAACCTCACGCACTTATGTACAAAAGGAGACTTTATGAAAACCTACGAAATTGAAATTAGGTACACCGCATATGCGAATTACGTCATTGAGGCCGAAAGCCCCGAAGACGCGGAGAGGCAAGCATGGGCAGACGTCAACTCAGACCCTGATCACGCTATGAGTTTAGGCGAATGGGAATGTTTAGAAGTGGATGAGGTGACAAACCCCGAAGACTATAGGATTGAAAAAGTATGACCTACGAAGTACAAACCCTCTGTTATCCCGATACATGGGAGAACACATGGTCAGACTCATTGGGCGACACGCCCGTACAGTTTGACACCTACGAAGCCGCAGCCGAAGAGTTAGCGGATTATTTGCGCGAGTTAGCCTACGCCGTCAAACAAGGCTTTGCAACCGATTTTGACAATTCAGCTTATAGGATTAAAAAAGTATGACTCATTATGACCGTACAAAAATAACATTTCACCGTGGCAACGCTTTTACGCCTGAGGGCATTGAGGCCGAGCCGTTCGCTACGGTGACCATTAACGACATTGTAGGCCGCGAGCTAATTGAGTCTATTTGTACGCTTATGCGTGACCATGTACACGCGGCACATGCCGATTTTTGCAATATCAAAATTTCAACCGAAGACTGGGATGTATAACATGATTACTTTTGAACACCACGGCATAACCGTAAAATGCAAGCCTGAGCGCGCCATTGAATATCGGCGTTTGATGGACAAGCCGCCAAAGGCCAAAGCCGTCAGCGAAAAGCGCGATTATCCGAAGTGGAATCCTACAATGACCACGGGCGACTATTTGCGCGCCTATATCCGCCTGAATGACCGCCGCCGGATGATTGAGTGCTCTCACGCATGCGCCAACTATGACCAAACGCCCGCCATGTATGACGGCAGCTTGCCGGAAGTGCTAGAGGAATTAGACCCCGACTATGTGCCTACGGCTAAGGCGCGCAAGATCACACCTAAGCAGGCCATTATTCAAGCCCTCGACGCGCTCAAGGCGGGTGACATCGACACGGCGCAATGTATTCTGACGGAGGCACTTAAATGAACCCGACTATTGCCGAGGCATTGGCACCATTCCGCCCCCTCACCTATACCGAACATTATTACATCGACCTTGGATACCGGCACGAACTAGGCAAGGCCGAGGAATACGAATATAAACAAGCGCATGCCGAGGGGCCGGAAGCCCGCCGCCTTATGAATCGGGGTGCGTTAGAGGCCATGACGAGGGCATATTGATGGTTTTACTAATTGCGCTTATACTGGGTGCGCTGTTAGCGGTTCTCCTCGATCTGTAAGCAGTTGCCACACCTCACAAGCCCCTTCACAGGGGCTTTTTTTTATGTTGACGCCGTAGGCGGCGGCATTGCCTTACTTCACCAACTTCATTAGCGGTGACTTGCCGTCAGGCTCGCAAGCGTCCCTTAGTTCTGACTTGCTGCGGTTGACCATATCAGGCGCGCAGAAAACGTGCTTTTTAGTCGTATGCGCCCGCGACTTGAGCAAGCCCATATCAACCCAACCCGCCTCACGGAACGCATGCAACAAAGCCGCCACGGGCAATTTCATACCGGCAGGGGCCACGCCAGTGAGACGGTCACACGTTGACTGCCACGGGCCACCCAGCACACCAGACGCAAACTCACCCAGCCGCGCACGCATCATCTCAACAAGGAACGACTCAGCGCCACTCATGCCGGTTTCGACCATGATGGCCTTGGCCTCAGTCATCGGAGGGGCAGCGCCCGCGTTAAAGGCCGACACGTTACGGGACGCAAGCCACGCCGCCACCGCCGCAAACCCGCCCGACTTGTACCACGCCCACAAACGCGATGACACGTCAGCATCCATGCAAAGCGCATCAGACCACAAAACAAACCAACGGCGGTCATTGGATGGGATGGTGATCGCCATACGCTCATTAGAAAAGGCGACCACTTGCAAACGGTTGACGGCCTCATACGGTGCTAGACCCTTACGCTGAATTGACAAGAATTCAGGCGGGGCGGCGATCACGGGCTTTAGACTATTCTCAAGGGCGCGGCGGTCAGCCGCTTCGGGTTGCCGCAGCTCATTGATAATCAGCACCTCACACTCTAGGTGATAGCCCCAAGGGGTTGACAAGTCTTTGTTATCTAGCTTCTTGACGTTGGCAAGCGAATCGCCGCCGACCGCCCAAAAGAACGGTGCCCACATGGTGTCCTTGCCTGAGCCTGGATGACCGCCATGCAACACGGCGTGATTGATCTTGACGTTGGGGTGCTGGATTTTAAAGGCCATCACATCTAAAACGTGGTTACGCTCCATAGCGTCAGGGATCATGCGCTCGACATGTTCAAGCCAAGGTGTAGGGTCAGCACCGGCGGCTACGGCTGGGCGAGCGTCACGCCAACGGTTGCCATACACCAGACCTTCACGAGCGCAAAGGATAGTTTCGCCTGGGGCGTAGGTCACACCGACAAGGGTTTTCGCGCCCTTGGCTTGGCGATTCTCATCAAAACAGACAGACGCCTCAATTTTGCGCTTGACGTTGTTGATTGACTTGCAATCTAGGTGACGGAACAGAGCGTTAAAAGTACTGCGCCCGATTTCGCGGCGGTCTTGCATGTCAAAGTAAGCGTCATCGTCTTGAATGTAAGCGAAGCGCTCCCACCAGCCATCCTTTTCAATGCGGCCTAGTTCCTTGCGCTCAACTTCGGCAACGATAGCCGCAGCCGCGTCAGGGTACGCTTCATTAGGCGTAAGTTTGGAGAGTGCTTGATCCATTGCAAACGTCAGCAATTCCTCGCGTAAACCTGGAGCATGCTTCGGGCCGCCTTGATCTGACACCCATTGCAAAAACGCATTAGAGTCAAAGTCAATGCAATGGCTGTGCAGGCAGCGGTACGCGCGGTTGGCGGGCATGTAGCGGCCCTCTGGGTTGCCGTCGGTATGCTCGGCTGAGTTGGGGCAAATGATGCCAGCCCAGCCTTCTTGATTGGGATGCGACAGCAGCAGACCTTGGCCACTAAGCCACGCCATGACGTCGTCAGCGCCGTCGTCTGACAATCGGATCGGGCGCACACCGATAGAGTCGGCAGGCGCCGGCACCACGTCAAGGGCCTTGCAGATTTGCTCAAGGGTGAAGTCACGTTCGGGGTGAAACTCGACCAACTCAGCGGCGAAGTTTTCACGACCAGGCTTGAGGTTAATCGAGCCGGGCAGGCGGAAGTTACGCACGGCATTGATAGCGCCCTTGTCGGTGTAGCCCGCGTCGGCGATGGATTTGATGGCCGCCGCGAAGTCGGCTTTGGTCGGCTGCTCAGAGAATGCATAGCCCCACTGGTACGAACCTGGCGACGTCTCAATTTTCCAAGTTGGCTCGATAGGGGGAACCTTGGCCTTGGTGCCCACGTCGTCCAGCACCATGACAAGCACGTACTCACAACACGCCACGCCAGCGCTTGGATGGCCGTCTTTAAAGCGGTCGATGATGAAGCTGGCCGTGTTGCCGTATATCGCCCAGTTTTTTTTAATCTGTGCGGTTGGCAGCATGGCGGGCCATGTGCATTTGATAGCGCCGTCTGCGTGGAACTGCATCTGCCCGTCTTTGAGTTGGGGCTTCTGGCGCACGATCAGCGCAGTCTCACCCTCTGGAGCCAAGGACATTAAAAATTCAAGAAAGTTCATTTGCCATACCTTTTCATAGTTTCAACTTCAGCGGCCAAGGGTAGGCCATCTGCCCACGCTGGCGCTGTACACATCACACGTTTTAAATTCTCTGCCGCTTCTGGGTCGGCTGTTTCGACGACGATTTCGTCATGCACATGAAGCACAACGTCATCGAGTTGTCTAAGGGAATGTCGGAGTAAGTCATTGGCGACCGCCTGCGTCACATTTTCACATGCCAAGCCTTTCCAAAGGCGCGCGCGCGGCCATTCTTTTGCATCTTGCGCGGGCTTCCATGCCGCTTTGGCATAACTGACACCCTCTGATTCCAGTTTGGCATAGGGATAGCACAAGATGCGGCCAGAGGGTAGGGCATACCATAGGTGTTGACCGTCAAACAAATATGTGATACGGCCAGCCTTAAACTCACGCCCCTTGTTTCTCATTGCACGGGTATAGGATTCCTCAAGCGCCGCCCAATAAGGCACGCTCCAAGGATTAGCACGCCGCCAGCCATCCACCATGCGTTTGGCAACTGGCTCAGGAAGACTGATCCCATAAGCCCGACCCATAGCAGCAAAAGCGCCCACGCCGCCAGCAAATCCGCAGGCAAGCTCTTGAACCTTGCCAATCTGGCGCTGATCTTTGGTGACGTCTGCCACGCGAACATTGAATGTCGCGGCGGCGTTGACTTTATAGACGTCTTCCCCAGTTCGGAATAGTTCCAGTTTATCGGCGCCTCGCCCTGAGAGCCACGGGTTGACACGGGCTTCGATGGCCGCCCAGTCTGCCACGACGAAGTGCTTGCCTGTTGCAGGGATGAGCGCTGGTCTAAGCATTCCCTTAAGTACATCGGTAACGCGCTTTCCATACCGAGGGACGATTGCGTGTCCTCTGACCATTGCTTGCCTGACGTCTTCTGGTTCGTCAGCGCACTTGCGTGTGAAGTTGTGAACTTGGGCGCCGTAGGATGATGCGCGGCCTGTTGCTGAACCGCCAG